AGATACTGAATAAACCCACAATTCCTGCAGCACAAGTTAATTCAGATTGGGATGCGACAACTGGTATCAGCGAGATACTGAATAAACCCACAATTCCTGCAGCACAAGTTAATTCAGATTGGGATGCGACAACTGGTATCAGCGAGATACTGAATAAACCCACAATTCCTGCAGCACAAGTTAATTCAGACTGGGATGCGACAACTGGTATTAGCGAGATACTAAATAAACCAGGAGCGTCTTCTACCACGACACCCGGGTTAATCCAACTAGCCACGCAAACAGAAGTGAATGATGGGACAGACGCAAGCAAATCTGTTACTCCTAGCACTTTAGCAGCTCCTCTAGCATTAAAGGCGCCATTAGACAGCCCAGCATTTACAGATATTCCAACGGCTCCAACTGCGCCATTCGGCACTAACACAGACCAACTAGCTACCATGAAAGCGCTGATTAATAATGGTAGTGGTATTATCGCAAGCGGCAGTAATGCAAATGGTAAGTGGATTAAATATGCAAACGGTAGAATAGTGCAAACTGGAACCGTGGTAATGGTGGATTCATCGGGGGGTGGATTACCAGTGACGCTACCGATTTCATTTACCACTTCTTTTGATTATGTCAACGGTTCAACAGACGCAAATAATTTAGGTTATAATGCAAATAATATATTCCCAAGCCGAACATTATCAACATTTAATTTTGCCAACTGGAATGGTGTTACGGTTAATCTTAATTGGACTGCGGAGGGGTATTAGAATGAATTATAAATATACAATGGAATTTACAAACGGATTATTTAGCGGTGCTCCATCGATTAGAATGGATGACGATGCTAACGAAATTCCTGCAAATATCATTATTATTGATACAGTTGAAGAGCTCAATACTTATTTAATCGCGTATAACACGGGATTGAAAAATATTGTATTAGTTGATGGTGAGATTCAGATTGTTGATAAATACACACTGGAAGAATTAACAGCCAAACAAGCAGCAGAAGAATCAGAACAATTAATTGGACAAGCAAAGGCATTACTTACCGCAAGTGACTATAGAGTGCTACCCGATAGGTTTGCTGAGTTTGCTACTGAAGAGCAGTCTGAATTAGTAGAGTATAGAGCACAGCTCCGCTTAGTGGCGCGAAAGCAATCAAATATTTTGCCTACTCCACCTGTATTTATTTAGTAAATTTATCCAGAAGAGTTTGGCAACATGGGGTATAATATCCATATAATAAATAATTAAAAGGATTACAACATGATTAGAACTCTTTTTTACGGTATGATTCTAAAATCAGGGGTTCCAGCCTTAGTGCCAGTTGACACAATGGCGGATCTCAATGATATACCTCTTTCGGCAAATTTTGCGGTTTCCGCAAATGTCCCAGTTCAGTACCCCTATTCCCTTGGTGTTGAATTATCTGCTGGGTCAACTGGGTCAGGAACGTTAATGTTTTCAATTACATCGTTTTCTAACCCAGCCACCTGGGTTGACGTTCAACCTGTTGCCATCGCCGCGGGGACCTTTGCAGACGGAACGCGTTCACTGTTTGTTTACAATCTACCAACTGGTGCAGCACAGTGTCGCATATCATGGACAACCTCCGCTGCGAGCACTGGTACAGCCAGAGTTTTACTTCGTATAACCCCTCAAGGATAAACCAATGGTAATAAATCACAAATCATTGTCCTCTAGTTTAAATGTCGAACTACTAGCTAAGACAAAAACACCAGAGGAGCAACCAATTAAAAAACAAGCAACTAAACAACCCGTTAAACAAAGTAAAACAAAGGCGGTTAATAATGTTAATTAATTATACTGAAACATCAAATCCCGATAGCGGGGCGACTGCACTAGCAGTCACATCTCCTGATTCATCCGTTGCACAGGTTGGGCCTTCAACTTATAACCCAGTCTTAAAGAAAATTATAGTGGAACTAACGGCGACAGGTGGTGGCGGAGGCATGGTTAACCCAATGACCACGGCTGGAGATATGATTGTCGGTGGTGCTGCTGGAGTACCAACAAGATTAACCAAGGGATCAGCCAATCAAGTTGTAACAGTTGACGCCACTACTGGAGTGGTTGAATATGACACTGCGGCGTATACTAAGTACAACTACCCGATTAGCTCAAAGAGCACACCTGCGTTTAGTGCTGGAGAATCTTACCTGCTAACTGTTCACACCTTAAACACATCAGTTACTTATGATTTAGTTTTATATTGTAGATATGTAGACGGGACTAGTAAAAATGGCGCTGTAAATGTTAAATTGCAAGTCGTTGGAAATGAAACGAGTAGTAGTCACTATGCTGTCAATGTACTGTCAATTTCAGCATCTACATTCGGCTTCACATTAACTCAAGCGCAGCTTAACGCACTATTCTCTTTTCAAATGTATATTGTACCCGCTGGCACTTCGATTAATGGTGTGTTATTAAGTGCTGGCGGAGCTGTTCTGACAATGTCATTAAATAGCGCTGTTGGATTTGCTAACGCTACGCTCTACTCGCTGAGTGGTACAATTAGCGCTGATTCGCTTGCACCGTTTGCATCAAACGCACCACCCTCAAATAATGCGCTTTTAGGTATTACAAACGGCATACTAACATTGTCAGCTAATGTTGAAGCGGGAGAGTTAACTGCTCCAACACCAGTACCGACGACTTTTGCAACATTCACAAACGCGGCAAATATGATCAATGGTAACGTGCCAAAGTGGTTAAATGGATTGCTACAAGATTCAAATATACCTGCATCATACATAACATATTTATACAGCAAATTCAGATATGTTGATAACGCTGGGAACGGTTTAGATACAAACAACGGTAGTTATAACGCGCCGTATAAAACAATGAAATACTCTGTTGAAAATAACCCCACTGGCACAATTCATGTGCTAATGGGTCAATCAACTGAGGTTGCGTTCAGCATTCCAGCTAACAAGACTAATATTGATATTATCGCGCAAGGTACACGCAGTGCTCTAAACGGATTCACCAATAAAGTTACCGTGTTAGGAACTGGCGCTGGATCGGTGCGCTTCCAAGGCATTAATTTCGGAGGGGGTTTAACTCGCGATGCAACATGCACGTGTGGTATTTATGTGTATAATGGCTCTGTTGGATCAGCAGGATTCACTCAAACAGGGAATGGATACACTGAACTAAACGGTGCTGATGTGAGTAATGGGGCTAACACCTTATCTGCAGGGACAATCGTGTTTTATGGCGGTAAAGCTATTGCTCCTGTAATTACTGGTGCTGGTACAACAGTTACCTTCGATAACGTAGGCGCTGTTCTTGGTAATGGTACAATGGCAGCTGGTGGCACGATGTATATGTTTGATTCTAATTGGGTGGCAGCGGCTACTGGTCACGCTATGACGTCTGCTGCTGGTACAGTAACAACTATTCAGGGATGTAATTTTATTCGTCCTGCTGGGGCGTTAGCTAGTATTAGTATAACTAATTACGATATTCAAGATGTAGATTTCGATAAAGCAAATAGCGTGCTTGGAACACACATTGGCAATTATGATTGGTTTGCACGGTTAGCGTTACTTAATGCTGATACAATTACTACAGCAACTAAAATGCTTGTTAGAAAAGCTACTGGTGAGATTGCCGAACAATTAATCCCTGGCGGCGCTACGCAGCGATCATCATTATACTTAGCTGGATATGGTGCCGCGTCACCAGTTCAGAATGGTAATTTGGATTTCAGCGATTCATCATCAGTTAGCTCAGTTGGTACAGGTATTACTTATTCAGGAGTAAATATTAGTCTTGAAGCTGGTAAAAATTATACCGTTACAACGATGTTAAACTCAATTCAAGCTGGTGTGCCTGACGCGAGTCGCAAAATTATCTCATACTCTGGTGCAACTACATCAGGTAATAACTTTGCTTTTGACAACACAAACATGACTGCAACAAATGGGTCGATAACAAACAATGTATATGTAACCTCGGTTGCACTACCAATTGGCACAAATGGAGCAGTTGCGCCCACCGTTGCATACGACACTAATGGGTCGATTAATTTATTGATACCGTCTGCTACCATATCACCATACCAATGCGTACTGTACAGTGGGTCAACTGCTAATAACTGGTCAATATATGGACAAGCTGCATATAGCGCCAATGCTTTATTAACATTAAATGCAGGGGCGTTAACAGTTGCTGCAGTGAGTAGAGTTGATACACAAGGCGGCACATTCGGGAGTGGTGAGTTAGAATTTACACATCCTTTTACTGGGGTTAATCCTACGGAGTATGCCGCATGTGCTGGTTACAGTATATCAGTTGTCAGCGAGTCCTTGAGTTCCACTCGATTTGCTTACAAAAAGGGTGGCAATGCTTTTGTTACTCAAACAACAGCGTTCACTAATTCTGTTGTTATGAATGGTAGCCTAACTGCTTGTTATAGTCCCACTTTGGATGTGGCTGTTTTTGTGGGAACTTCTGCAGTATCTGCTCAGATTAATTTAACTACGGGAGCATTTGTTCAAACGACATTTGGCACGCAAGGATGTGTTCAGGTTAGTCGAGGACTGTTAACGGGCGTGGAAACATTTGTAGGTGTTGGTAGCACAACAAATCCGCTAACTATTAGAAAATCTACAGATGGATCAACTTGGACAGCGCTTGCAGCTAATAACTTAACCGCAATTTTACCAACAACTGGAACAACTGGGACTCCAGTATATTCTATCAGCGGGATATGTCAAACACTCGATGGTGAGAATGCGTGGTTGGTTGCAGTGAATGACACCGTAAATAATATTTGCCACATTTGTACATCATCAGGATTGTTGATATTTCAAAAAATTAAGTCTTATTATGGATTTAATGTTACCGGGTTGTTATCTTTGCAATTTGGTGGAACAACGGGAACTAGTAACGTGGGTGGATCTTCGGCGGTAGTTGGGGCATCATCTAATACAACTGGGGCTGGGAATATTGTTATCTACAATAAAGGTTATTACGGCACCGAAAGCAGCTGGTTAACTGTTACTAATCCGACAATAACTAGCACTCAAGCAATCAGGTTAGGTGTATCACCAAGTGGCATGATATATGTTTGGAATGCACAAAATGGTACGGCGGTGGCTTATTCTAATAATGGGGGTAGCTCATATACAACAACTACACTTGGGACAGCGTTTACGTATTTAATGCCGTATGCCGATTTTAAAATTATCTCAGGTAGCACAACAAGCGCAAGCCGTCAGTACAATGCATCTTATCGCTGGAATTATAGTGGTGGAACGTATATACCAAAAGCAGTATGGTTGAACTCTCAGAAATTACAAGCTGGAGTTAATTCGTCAACGTCTATTGTGTTCACTGATATAATACCCAACTCTTATGTGGTTAATTTCGATGGGACGATAACCATAACTGGTGCGCCTCTATCCATCGTTGGTAGCAACAATCGTTATTTCAAAGTTGGAGTGTCTTCGCTTAACTCCTATGAGAAAGTATCTTATTTGAGCGGTAGCGTTTTTGCCGTGAGCAATACGTTCTTGTACCAAATTACAGGAACAAATTGCACAGTGGCGACAACCACGCAAGCACCAGGATTGCAAGGTAACGTTCAAACTAGTGTACAAGCTCAAGTGACTAATGTTACAGCTAATGCAACCATTCAACTTAATTCAAGTTACAACTCAGGAACTAACACTCTGGGCGGTGGTAACAGTATTCTAGTGACTGAGATATAAGCAAAACCCCGAAAGGGGTTTTATGCTATAATATTTTTATTTAAGGGTTATTTTATGAAACTCAAACTGTTTGACTTTTGGCGTTCGTTCTTAGACTTATTAATGGGTAAAAGAGATTTTATTTATGAATTGAGTTTTATTACGTGCTCTTTTATCATTATTGCTGGTCTTGTAGTGCTTTGCATGAGTAGCTCGCTAATGACGTTTATACTTGCAGTATTGGCTATTGTGGTTAGTTTAGTTGGCGTGATTGCATCAATCGTGCCACATCGTAGGATTATGATGTTTGTTGATTGTGTTAATATATTTGTGTTGTTCTATACCTTGTTTAAATTAAAACAGGGCTATGGACAAGCTCAATTAGCTTATGCGTTCTATATAAGCATTACTCTTTTATACCTTTGGCGCTTTGTTGTGGAGGGCTTAAAAGATGGCAGCAATTCTTCACGAGTTTCTAAAATGGTTAAGTGACAACAACTTATCTCGCGAGGGGTTGTATATCATTGGATCATGGGGAATTGTTTATTTATTAATGCGCGGCGCAAAGGATTTTGGCAAATGGCTAGGGCAAAAAAACAAAGAAAATTAATTTTAAAAAGGTGTAGTATGAAAAAAGCAATTAGTTTATTAGGTTGTTTAGTATTGGTAGCGTGCTCAGGTGTTCAATCATTCAATATTGACACTAACAAGTCGCACACAGATTACAGCAAAGAATCTGGTACGAATATTAATTACGGAGGTGCAAATGCGTCTGCTAACATTAGCATTAATAAACACAATAGCTCTAACGCTCAGTAGTTGTGCGGCTGGATATTATAATCATTCTGCTATCTCAGCAAATTATTGCCGAGGTGGTGGCGTAACATTAACTTGTGAATTTGGAAACTAAAAGGACTAATCATGGCTAAAAAACAAACTAAACCCGAACAAACCACAATCGAGTATCTAATCAAAAAAGATGGACTAATCCACGGCATTATTCGTCGTAACGGTGAAATTCACGCGGTACCACGCAATCTAGCTACAGCTAAAATCTGGCACAATGATGATATTGATGAGCTGATTACGCGTGGTACTAAGTATGATAGTGAAGATGCGCTAATGGCTGATTTCGAGGTGATTAAATGATGAAAGTTAGCCAAGTTGGCAAAGAAGCCTTGAAACTCTCTGAGGGGGTAAGAGATACCTGTTACTACGACTCCAAGGGTTTACCCACAATTGGGGTTGGGCATCTAATTAAACCTACTGAGCGGCACCTCTTAACTGGTAGGTTAACTATGGCGCAAGTGGATGAGTTATTAACCAAAGACTTAGCAGTAGTTGAAAATTGGATCAATACTCACTGTAAATGGGATAACCCTATTAACCAGAATGAATTTGATGCCTTAGCTAATTTTTTATTCCAATATAATATTGACTCGCCTAAATACACTAACACCCGGACCACAATCATTAGTGGCAATCGTGAAAAAATAGTTGCAGCGATGATGCAGTTTATTAACATCACTGCCGGCAAAGGTGACCAAAAACTGTTACCTCGTCGTCTCCGTGAGATAAAAATGTTTAGAGGTTAAACTATGCAACCAAATAGCATGACATATGACTCACTAGTAAAGTCGTTGGTATCCTACAATCAGCGTAAAAATGAAGCTGACTTCGCTGACTTTATTCCCCAATTTATATCTATGGCTGAGAATAGATTAGCTGGGATATTTAAGAACCTTGGGCAGCTTAAGTATGTAAGTACCAACGAAGTGACTTCTACAATCAATAAACCAGAGAACTGGCGCTGTACTCGATCATTTAGAGTCAGTAATACCGTTACTGGTGAGACCAGAACTTTGTTAGAAAGAAGTTATGAGTTCATTAAGCAGTATGATTCTGAGGCGATTCAAGACTCACCACTTGAACTACCTAAGTACTATGGAGACTATGATTTCTATAATTGGGAGGTGACCTATATTAATCCATCATTGATAGGCAAGCTCCATTTAGAGGTAGGGTATTATGAACGCCCTCCATATTTATCCCCTGCAAACCAGCAAAATTGGTGGACCCAATATTCACCACAATGTATCTTATATTCTGCGATGTTGGAGACAGCCCTATTCCTGCGAACCCCTGAGAACATTCAATACTGGGGAACTTTATTGCAGCAATCAGTCTCAGAAATATCTAAAGAAGATGGTAATAGAGTAGTGGATTGGGCTTACGCACTTAAAGGAGCTACAGAATAATGGCACAATGGAAAGATTCGATAACTAATAACCCTCTTCCTTATAACCCATCTGGGATGGATTTTGAGTTATCTCCTACAGATAACTCATTGTTTATTGACCAGCTAACGACAGTAGCGTACATCAAGTGTAACTCTCTCACTAGTGAACCAAAGGTAGTATTACCTTTTAGTTTTATCTTTGGCTCCCTTATGTTTGTAGCAAACAAAGGCACTACTGCGTTCACCCTATCGTCCGCTGCTGGATCAAGTATAGTATCCGTCCCAGCTGGGACGTTCTGGGTTGTATCAAATACGCTGAGTGGGTTCAATTACGCGCCTCTTAATATTGCCGTGAACTATGCAGTATCTCCGTCAGTAATTGCAGGAGCAGGACTCAAAGCTAACACATCAAATACTTTACTTAATGTGCAGGGCGACGTAATCTGGGTGGATACCCCACAGTATACCAGTTCGGTATATCAGTTACCATCATTAGTTAGTGGCGATACGTTCATTGGAATAAACCAAGGAGGAGATTGGTTGCTGCCAGCTGCGGGAGTAGACCAGATAGGTATGACGTTTAATCTGAAAAACAGTTCGCCTCAGGCGATAACCGTCAAGTGTCCTTTATCTGGTGCGTACGCATTAGATTTTACGGGAATGGAAATAGACCCGTTAGTGAACCAGTCAGTAATCTTGATGCCAGATGATAGCTTGGTGTTGATCTACGCAGGGATAAACCTTCAATTTAACTCGAAGGCAATGTACTACATACTTAGCCACGACACTCCTGATAGTAACCTCCTAACTGAATCAGTTGTAAACACACCAATCACCCCCTCTTCACCGATCCAGTTGATGCCTTATGTTTATTTGAAAGACAGTATATCATTTCAAGATGTCGACTCAGTCAATGACTCGTCTGGTGACTTCATTTTTACTATTCCTAAACCAGTCCCGCATGTGTACTTTTTGTCATCTAACCTACGTGGCAGCAGTTATACAATTACAATTAAGTTCGCCGGTGGTGGACAAGGTAAGCAAGTAACTCTTTCTCCAACTCATCCATTCATCGCCCTAACAGTCACATCTGCTGGACTTGTGGCGGTGGCCAACTAGCTCAGATTCCAAGGAGAATACAATGGCAGTTCTTTATACAGTAGACGCGGTGCTTAATCTTAACTGGGCTAACGAAGATGGCTCATATCCAATCGCCGATTATGTGTTCTTGGATGGAGATGGGGATGTCCACCTCCCAGCCATCGCAAATGGGTCGATGGGGAACATATGGTGGGTAATTAATAAAGGCACTAATACGATTCCATTATTTACCACAGGTGTCGAACTGATAAGCTTGGCTGCTAATACCGCTGTGTGTATCCAATTGAAATCCATAAACCCTTTAGACAGCCTTAACTGCTGGAGCCTAGCCGCCAGTGTTAACCTCCCTCTTATCCCGGCATTAAATCAAATGTCGCAGATTGCTGGTGGGGGACTGGAACAGTCGTATAATGGTAAATTAGACAACGTATCTTCGATTGAATATGTTTCATCTGGCATTCGGGTAACAGAATTCATTTCAGGAAAACTTTTTCTCTTCACTGCGTCAGTAGACCTGGAGTTGGTTACGCCACCAGACTCAAGCATTGGGTGCTGGGCTTATCTAAAAAATGGGTCACGAGGAAGCGTGACAATCTCCACCAATTCTATCAACACGCAGTTCGATACAGGAGACTCTCTGCTGGTACTGGAGTCTGGGGATGCCTGCACGCTTATGTATACAGGCCTGTCGCCACAACCACCTACTTCACAACCCAAAAGGTTCTTTGAAGTAGTAAACCGTTACAGTCAGCAATCGAATTTATTGCAAAGCGCCTTAGTGTTGCTGTCTGCTCCAACTCAGAAGGTTATACCCACTCCAGTAGATACCGGTAACACTCCTCAAAACATAATCACGTTTAATACTAATGGTACTGTTTATGCTGTAGTGCTTAACTATGGTAGCGATTCATTCAATACCTACACATGGAACGGGGTTAACTTTGTTAGTTTAGGAGCCGCTGTTGGGACAGGGAGCAACCCCTCCAGTATAACCACATATAAGGTTTCCCCTATTGGCGGTCCACAATATATCAGCATCACAAATTATAACTCCGACACCTTTAGCACTTATGTGTGGAATGGTGCAGCATTTGCACCCGTTGGGGTACCAGTGGCCACGGGGGTCCATCCACAAGATATGACTAGTTTTCGAGTTGGTAATATCCCATATATTAGTATACTAAACTCAGGTGACGACACAATCGTCACTTATGCGTGGAATGGTACGGCATTTGCGAGTATAGGCAGCGTGGTGCCGTCCACGGGGAATCCCAAGTCGATAACTAGTTTTGTGGCTGGCGGAGTGACTTACATAGCAGTGACTAGCTTAACGGATAACAGCTTATCAGTCTACGTTTGGCGCGCCACAACATTGCTTAGCATTGGCACCACTGTTACAAGCGCAGGACCTGGGATGATGTTGTCATACCCTATTGGGGTGGATAACTACGTGAGCATGGTTGACTCGACTAGTGCTAAATTCGCCACCTACCGTAGTGATGGGGCTACGCTAACTTTAATTGGTGAGATCGCTACAGATCTGGATCCTGTAGGGATTTCTACTTACACGTATAATGGCAGCCAGGTGGTTTCGGTTGTCAGCAGGGGGTCAAATAAGATCAACTCATATCAATGGAATGGATCAGCTTATACCTCAATATTGAATTCTACGACGGCAGGTCAACCGTCTAGTATAACAGGGTACGCAATAGGTAGTGGTACGTATGTAAGCATTACAACTCAGGCTACGAACCGGTTAACGACGTATCAATGGCTGCCCACTACGGTAACTAAATTACCCGATGTTAGCATACCATTATCAATTACAAAGGACTTGACTACCTATATGATTGGGAATGTCCCAGCCATGAGCATCCTATCAGTCGGGGACGTACCTGGAGCTTACAAGTTAATAAGTTACCGATGGGACGGGACTGCGTTTGTAAATAACGTGTCGACGATACAAACTCCATCCGAGGCGCAGACGCTATTCACTTTTTCAGTATCAGGTAGTGCGGTAAAAATGGGGGTAGTTGGTCGCGATGTCGGCGGTGGGGGGTCTATCTTTGTTGCGAATTGGAACGGGAGTGCATTTGTTTATGGCGGGCAAGCCCAATTCTCTGGGTGGTCATTTTATCAATCAACCTGTTTTTATATTAATGGAGTCCCGCATATCTGCGTAACGGATTTTAACACAGCTAGGATGCTAGTCCTATATTGGAATGACAGTACAGGATTGTTTGTATCAATACAAGCAATCACCACTTCAGCCTTAGTAACTAGCCTTACTAGTTATGTAATGGGTGGGGTTCAGCGGGTTAGTATAACTAGTTACGACCATCAATCAACTACGGTGTATACTTGGAATGGATACGGATTTACAGAAGGCACCACCACCGTGCTAACCGGTGGTCTTTACCCTTCTTACCCATCCGGAATAACCAGCTTCAACCAGTTTGGGACAACCTACATCAGTATAGGAGTCAGTACTCCGACGGGGTCGCAGACGGGGATGGTCACACTAAAGTGGAATGCAACAACGTCCACATTTGATATTGTGAACACACTAAACATAGGCGCCGGTGGTTCCTTTGCGTCAGTAGATAGTTTCACTATTGGGTATTCGATTTATGTGGGCCTTCTCTATGGATTTCGCTATGTAATCTATCAGTGGGATGGCGGGAGCATGTCACTGGTTGCAGATACGATCCTTGTAACTGACTTAAGCCGCTGTCTAGCGTGGATACCCATCAATAACGTACCTTATATAGTGTACCCAAATTATGACAGCCTGCAGTCGTTTACAACATTATCCTTTAACAGCGACCTCTCCTTGTCCCAAATTGGGGATATAGCCACTGACGCCCTCCCCTCTGGAATTACGAGTTACCAGATCAACGGAATAATGTATTTGAGCGCTGTATGTAAAACATCAAATACAATTAACACTTACAAGTGGGTCAACGGGGCCCCTGCATTTGTCAGCAATGTGTCTACCGATGCTGGACCATCGTGGATTATTAGTTACAAGATTGGTGCAGATGTATACCTGAGCGTCACCAATACAACTGCAAACACGATGGGAACTTATAGGTGGAATGGGGTAACGTTCTCTCCTGTAGGATCTAACTTGGCGACCGGAACAAGCCCCCAGCAATTAGTAGGGTATCAAATAGCAGGTGTGATTTACATTAGTGTGTCAAACTACACCTCTAATGACATTAGCACGTACTATTGGACTGGTGCAGCCTTTGCCACTGTGGGGGCCGCGTCTGCTACTCAAACAGGGTTAACTGGAATTGCAGTATATTATTATCCCACCACTGATACAACTTACGTTTATGCGTCTAGCGCCCTTGATTCGATGATAGAAACCTTCAGCTACGCCAAGGCAAACTTCGTTCCAACAGGTACACCTATTTCTACTGGTGGGACTAACCCAAGTGACTTGGTTAGTTATAATATTAGTGGCGAAACTTATTTGGGCTTAGTGAACATGGGTAGCTCAAACTTGAGTACGTTCAAATGGAATGGTACGACAGCCGTAGCGTTGGGTGACCCTGTTCCAACTGGTGCTTTTCCGACAGCGCTGGTTCAATATAGTGCTGGGGGAATCCCTACAATATCAGTAGTTAATTCTGGGGATGGGTCTTACAACACCTATCGGTGGGACGGCTCTAGATACTTTTTATCAGGCAGTTTCAAGACCGTGTTAACTAATCCTTTCGGGATAGCAACTTTCACTAATTCAGACAATCACTCACTAGTAAGTATTACCAACCCGTCCTTTAATTCATTTACCACTTATGAAGACGAGGTGGCATCGGAGCAAGTTTTATCACCGGATATATTGGATGGAATTAGTATATCGTTTACAGATCAGGATCAAGTGATACCATCGGTAGGGGTCTTTACATTCTATGCGCCAAACCCATTACCTAAGATTTATTTCCTGCAGTGTGTTGCGAAGTCACCTTTTGCAATTGTCACACTGAAGTTTGGCGAAGGTGCTGATAGCCAATCAATAACCATCAATAACCAGTCGGGGGCGGTAGCTGTACAGGTTACATCAACCGGAAGGGTAAATAGATTGTTCCAACCCGTGATACCATCAGGAGTGTCAACAATTAGATATTAAGAACGTAGGAGGCGCTGGCGCTTGGGTGACGAAGTTAACTTTGTTGCCCTTGGTGGCGCGATGAAGATATATGTAAAAAGCCCCACTAAGGGGCTTTTTTACTCTTGGTCCTTCTCTATATTGTCATTGTCTGGGAACCCATGAGGCAACCCGTCAGGCGGCAAACCATTACCTCTATAACGCAGATGAGGGGGGATATATTGGTTGATGGCTTGCTGCTCAGCCTTATACCTAGCTTGATAGTCTTCCATATCTAACTGCCCGTCCTGCGTTTGGATAAGCGCTGCTTTGCCGTCATCTTTTACCACGAACAATCTTGGTTTGCCGTCTACAATTTTGAGGTATGACATTGGGACGATTTGGTCAGGGCGGGGATGATCAAGGACAATTGGGACCAATCTTGGTTTCCAATTCACCCATGGGTTAGGACCATCTTGACAGGTCTTGCATACCCATAGACCCGGCATAGCTAGATCCTTAACCAAGTCGTTATATCTATACTTTTGTTTGCAGCGGTCACATACAGCGATAGCTCCGTTACCTGATGCGAATCCCCTTGATACAGTCATTCGTCCTCTCCCCCATTGCTAACAGATCGAATAATCAAACTAAGTTTACTACGTGTTTCTGTGAGAGCAGTTAACCTCCCAATTACGTAATGGTGACGTTCAAGGGTTACAGCTGGCGCCTGCGTAGCTAACTTAGTGTACTCCTCAATCTCTTTATCCAAGTGTCGTTTAATACTATCTACAATCATTCCATTCATCTTGTGTATCCTCTAATTTTAGTATAAACATTAACTGGCGCGCGATCGGTATTGGCACACTGGGCCTCCATTTGAGCTTGGCGAGCCTCTTCCTTCAGCGACGGTATCATTTCTTTTGTCGCACCCGGCATTAGATAACACAGCTCAACGGCAAGGAGTTTTACCACGACGTCCTGCGCCCAGATAGGCACATCGATTCTACCTGATAGTATGTCAGGAGCCGCCATTTGATTCTCAACCCGTAGGACGCACTGCCAATCGTAATAGTTGATTGGTTTGCCCCAGAGTGTAAACAGCGGGTTCTTTTGTTTATTGAAATAGTATAACAAAGGTTGCTGATATTGGTATTTCATCGGGTACGCACTGTAGTCATCACGATTCATTTGAGACATTGGCAACTCAGTGCAATTAGTTAAATTAGCTGGATAAGCGTGGCGAAGTCGAAGGGTTTCACCTTCAGGGATAGATATGCGGACACCGTTGTATAACTGAGGTTTATTATATTCTAGCCACACCCAAGCTCCATCAGAGTATGTGGTGGTTGGTACATGTTCAATTAGTTCCCATGTTAAACCATAGTCAATAGTGCCCTCAATGGTCAGCGTTACGGTTTGTTCGCCAAAGAAAAATAAACCCAAAGTGCCCAGTGAGTATGCTGCTTGTCCCAAGAATAATAGTTTAAAATAGTCTGTGGTTTCGGCGTAAGCATAGTAATCTTGACGCTGCATCAGAAACTCAGGATCAACGCCACCGGTGGCTACATACTCAATAACATTTGTCATCCTCCATTGGGCGTTAAGAATATTGTACACAGTATTTGACAAAGGGTATTCAATTTGATCTTTGTTCAACCCTATAACGGTACGCTTTACAGCCCATAATGGCAGACCTTTATTTAGCATACCCGCAAGGATAGTCTGAAGTTTGAGCTTACTATATTGTATAATAGCAGGAGTTATCCCGCCATCTTTAATGCCTACCATCATGGAGGCCATCGAGATGACGTTATCTACAGTTAATTCAATTCTTTGAGGTGTGAGAGAGGTATCCATAATTATTCCTTTAAACAACTCAAATTTTACCACGAGAACACTATGCCGAATCAAGATATTGTATATAGCTTAAATCAGAAACCCGGGATTTGGCGCGACTGGACGCCCGTTTCCTCCCCTGGTTATACCGATGGAGAGAATGTGCGCTGGCTACATGGTCGGGCGAAAAAGATTGGTGGATGTCGCCAGATTGCGGGGGTTGGCCTAACACCAAATGGCACATACTTAACTACTGACGGGTTACCCTTAGCGGCAAACAAGTCCAACATAGCTCTAACTGGCGATGTTAGAGCTATCAAAATATACCCCTACAACACCAAATACATTATGGTGGTCTGCACCGATGTCGCAGGGTCGTTCTCTAGCCTTAATGACGTTGATCCGTCTGAGGTATTAACCCCTTCAGGTGTATGGATTGGGTTGTCTGATGATGGGTTCGCAGGGAATGTTATCATGTATCCGGTTAGACTGCAGCGGTATTCAGCGCCTCCTCCAACCGGTGGGGAGCTACAGCCCACAGCATTCAAGCCCGGCGAGTATAATTGGTCGATCTCGATATTTGGCACGACATCTGGAGGGTCAGGAACTGACTCCCCCTCATCTCAAAATATATCAGAGCTATCATCGCTTGGCTTGGTTATCCATGCAGAATCAACTTTACAGAACCCAAATGATGGGACCAATGGTTACGTGTACTTTGGTAAACTAAGTACCATGTTAAACTTTGATACCATCGCCAACTATGTAGCCGATCCAAACTTAGCTACTGTACCATCCGAGATCGATAAACGCGTTTCATCTAAATATGTGTTCTCACCTATGATGTACCCGATTACGTCCGAACCAATCGATGGAACGATACCGAGTCCGAACCAATACCTTAAGCCATTGCCAGTCGATCCAAACGCAATTGTGTCTACGTCTGATGTATGGGTGTCCGGTGGGTCTATCACCACTGGCCCGTTCCTTTTTGCTTATGGGAATAATGGAGTCATTCGTAACTGCACAGCTAATTCCCCTGATTGGTGGTTTAACATGGGTAACCAATACTATAACTACAATCCTCAGTTAGCCAATGACGTAAATATCGATAACTATAAAATCATAAAGGGATTACCTATACGTAGTGGCGTAGCGTTGTCAACTGCATTCTGGACATCAAATACAGTTTTGATCGCCACATTCGTGGGCGCTCCTGCCATATTTAACTTCTCCATATTGGATACTGCAACAACTTTGCTTGCCGCCAACGCAGTAGTAGAGCACAATGGGATATTTTATTGGGTGGGAACAGAAAGATTCTACAGTTCAAATGGTCAAGCCGTGTCTGAATTAGATAACAACGTTAACCTGAATTGGTTTTTTGACAACGCTAACGCAAGCCAAAGGGGGAAAGTATACGCTTTTAAAGTGCCTCGCTACCATGAGATATGGTGGTGCTTCCCAATGGGTAGCTCAACTGAATGTAATCATGCTATCATTTACAACATTAAAGAGCAAACTTGGTACGACACTCCTTTAGACCGAACAGCGGGGACTTACGATACTTCGTTTAATAAGCCGATCTTGGCGGGGCAAGATATCCGAACTACGGTTGGCTCAATCGCTGCCGGGGATGATGGGGTTATTTACAACACCGTCACTACGGCAGACCTAAAGGCGGTGTGGGTGCATGAAGATGGGTTAAACTCAGTGTCAACCAACGGTGTTGATTCAATCCGGTCCTCCTTTACTACTGGTAATTTCGCTTTTACATCTGGTAGTCCTGACGCTGGTGGGCAGCACCTGCAGGGTAGTACAATGACCACCAAGCTAGATAGGATTGAATGGGATGGGTTTATCAAAGGAGAACAAACGGTTAATATTATCTCTCGACAATACCCCCACTCGGATGATATAATCACCAGTGATTTGGTTTTGGACTCGAAGATAAATACGTTTAACGAGCAGGGTGGTATTATGCAATTAAAAATAACCTCTGATGTAATAGATGGAGACTTCTTCGTAGGTAAACCATTTATCACAGCATTTACAACCGACAGAAGGAGATAACATGGACTTCAGTAGTCTTTGGGGACAAGGCTCACCAGTGCAGTCAGCCCCTAATAATTTATATGGTACCGACCCTGCGTCTCTACAGCAGGCGGCATTACAACAACAGCAAATGATGCAGCAAGTGAATAACCCAAATTATGCGCTGCAGCCTCAGGTAACTCAACAACCCATGATGCAGCAACCGACAGGAGCTACAGCGGGCCTGATGTCAGCTGGACAACCTCAGGTTAGTCCTACTACAGCAGCATCTACGGCGGTAACTAACCCAGCGGCTGCGGTACAGCAACAACTAAGTGCAGCCAATATACCTCAAGAAACCATGCAACAAGCGTTGATGCTTAAAATGGCTGGACGAGATGACTTGGCTAAACAGGTCTTAGCTCCATACACTGCCCAACCAGAACAGTCGACTCTTGGTAAATGGAAGGATATTCTAACCGGCAAAGAAAATAACAACCTGTCCGATGTTGAGGGTGGTGTGCAAGCAAGTGTGCCAATCTTGGTTGCGTTAATGAAAGAACTGCAGTACAACAAAAACATGGGTGGTGTTGCCAACATGATGGATCAACGCCGCCAACAAGTAGGGAATAGTATGTATAACAATGCTGTAGCCAATATGCCTGGCTGGGGTCAAGCAGGGAAGGTGTTAAAATGAGAATGAACCATAGCCGACTAATGGGTGGATTGATGGGGGGCAAAGGCGGCGGCGGGAGCTCTGGCGGAACAACTGTTGTCCCCACTAATGTAACCACTAACCAATCTCAAACTATTGATCCAGCAATGGCTGAATATAGCAAAAACATGGCTGCCACTGGCGCTAATGCGATGGGTGGCGCGATGAATAACGCCTCAGCTATGAACAACATGGCTCCGGGTTTATATAACCAAGCTGGGCAGATGAATAATGCGGCAGCAGGCCTACAAGGCGCAGCGGCTCAATATGGACATGACGCTTCTCAGTACAACACCGACACGTTCCAAAATCAATTCTTCAATCCATATACTCAGGATGTAGCACAGAACGCGGCTGAGATGGCGACCCGTAATTTTAACCAAATGACAGCCCCGTCATTACAAGGTCAACTTGGTCAATCAGGCCAGTTTAATTCTGGCCGCGGGGACATGGCGATGCAGCAAGCGCAACGTGACCAACAATTTAATACGATGAATCAACAGGCTAACTTATTGAATACTGGTTATAACCAAGCTCAGCAAAATTATCTCGGTTCAATGGGCATAGGAGTACAAGGTGCCAACGTTATGTCAGGTGCAGCAAGTGGATTAACCAACGCTGCTAATTCAGCTTACAATGCCGGAACGGCAGCGTCAGCAATGCCTGGCCAAACCTTTGGTCAATTTGCTGGCGGCATGGCTCAATTACCGATGAACAAAAACACTTCTGGCGCTCAAGTGTCAGATTACGCTCAATACTAAGGATATGACAATGGCTGATAAACAACCTTCACTCATGGATATACTCGAAGCTCAAACCATCGCCAGATCTCAGGATCTTACTGGTGTATCATCGGGAGCGGCTAAGCAAGCCTTGTTAAACTTGGCGGCATTGCCCAACCAGCGGAATCTATGGAATAACTCTACAGCGTACGCTCAGCAAGCTGCCGCTCAGCAAGCTGCTCCGGGTAAAGCATTTGGTTACGACCCACAACAGGCTGCGTTCATGGAGACCTTATTTAACCCAATGAACCCAGAAACAAATGGGCGTATGGGTACGCGTCCTAATGCGATGGCTGGGTTAACTCAGCAAGCCTTAGCGGCACAGTCATTGGCTGATCGAAAGGCTAAAGGGGCTGGCACGATGGCGGCACTATCACTTGACCAGTTAGACCAGTCTAATCGGGTGTCGAACTCGCCCTTGGCTCAAATAGCAGCAAGCCCAGAATTAATGAAACTGTACCCATATATGCAGCAGCTTGGGTTAAATAATCAAGCAACAATAGCTGGAGCCGCTGCTAACACAGCAAACGCTGCGTTGCCAGAACAGCAAGAAGCAATCCGTCAGGCTGGACTAGAGGCATCTAAGCAATTTGGGTATGGGGCTGACCAATCATTGGCTAAAGCACTACTGCCGAAAGGTGTTTACGGCGGAGGCAATGTGAGTAATCCATATGGCGTACCAGCTTCACCAGGCGTAACCATTGCATCTGAGGCTCCTAACCTAGTGGCAGCAGCGAACCACTCAACTAAGCTACCTGATACGATTGCGAACATTAACGGTTTAAATGCAGCAGTGGACAGCTTATCCGGCTTAACCCCTGGCATGGTTACCAACAGCCCGCTGACCGGTGTTGCGAGTCAAGCTCTGGATAAAGTATTTGGCTCTGGCATCGCCGGGCGCTTAGGAACTAAGGTGGATGCAGGGACGTTTAACGCTATTCAAGGTCAACTTCAAACAGCGGGGTTAAGCCCTGAGGCGGCTGCTAAGGCAATCTACATAGACAAAGAGGGTAATTTAACCATGAATAATACAGCCCTCACCAGCGCAGTGAACACAGCAAACCAAGCAAAAAGCCAAGAGGCTTACAACCAAATGGCGGCTGGGTTGGTTCGTGATTATACGGACTCGCTCAAAGGTCAAAACCAAAATGCTAACACTGCTCCGACCGCTGCGATTGTGAATAAGATCCAACAGCAAGTGTCGGGGACATTTGGGAAGTTAGCAACGAACAATGGGGTTGGTATGGATGGCAAACCGGTTAGTGGACCTAACTCGGCATTAAGTAGCTTGGTTATGTTTAAGATGCCAGACGGCAGGATGCTGTTACAGCCAATGTCATCACTAATGAAAGATGGCCCTGGTTTAGCCAATGGAAGCTGGAGTACTCTAAAAGATTCAATCGCATCAGAGGTTAAATCAGGTAATATTGCGTCTCAGGCTGAGATCAAACGTTACTTAGCAACCCCTGAGGGCAAGGCTGCCTTGGCTGCTGCAAGAACAAACAATGGATTACCAGCTGAGATAACTATGCCACCAGCAAAAACATCTGTTACAGCAGGCCAACCAAATGACAAGATGGGTAAACTATTTGGGAATTACCCAGCCTCTCGATAAGGATTAAATAATGTCTAAGATAAACTTTATAAATGATTTAAGCGGTGGGACTATTGGCGCTGCTGCTGGTTCGACTCCTCAAACCACTTCAGCTCAGTCAACTTCTCAGCCAAAAGCAGGGTTGAATTTAGCTAGTGGATTAAGCGGTGGAACCATTGGCGAAGCGCCAGGCTCTACACAACAACCAACTCCAGCAAGCAGTGAATCTGCCGATTCCGGCCAGCCGCAGCAATTATCGACGAAAGGTAGAACATCGCCTAACCCAAACTTGGAAGGTATAACTAATATAATGAGCCAAGCCTTATTGCACGCCGCGCCGGGAGCAGGCGACCAATTAGTCCCTGAGAATGCCAACCCGCTATTGAAATATATTGGCGGCGCGATCGACAATCTAAAGGGTAGTATAAAAAAAGATATTGGCATGGGGGCATCCATAGCGGGCAAAATTGTTGATAGCCAAGCATTAAAGGACGTCGGATCCATCGCGATTAAATCTGGCGTAGACCAAGCAGCTCAAGCTTCCCAGTCGATCGACCCTGTAACCGGTTTCATCATGTCACCCAGTGGGTTAATGATGGCCGGTGGGATTGGTGGCTTAGTTCGCGGAGCTGCTTTAGGGGCCGATGCTGCAGCAGCCAAAGCAGGGCTTAGTTTAAGCACCCCTAAGTTAGCTTTGGAAACAATGAAGAACGTTACCAAGATGACACCAGCGCTGGCCACGATGGGAGTAGCCGGTGTAGGTAGTGACTATATGTTAAATAAAACCATCGTCCAGCCTAGCTTCCCTGTTCACGAGGATGAAAATGGTAAAGTGATTATTAATAACGAACAGGATGCCGAGAATTATGCCATTAACTCTGCCATGCGCGGCATCGGAGGATTGGTTACTGGGGGAATCATGGCAGGCGCAGCGAGTGGTGTAAAATACTTCATGAACAAAGCTAGCTTAGCTAACAAGTTAGAACAAATGAATCTAAGTTATGGCGATTTACTTGGACAAAAAACCAATTACGCAAAACAAGAACAAGATATCTCCAACGCATTTGGAGGTACCCATGAGGCTAGAAACATTAAACCCGATGAGTTGTTTAACACTGAGCACATGGTTGGACCGTCTACTGCGATGGGCGGAACCCAATCAAAACTAGATAGCATGAGACAAGAGACCACCAAGAACGTGGAGCGGTTTGTTCAAAATCTATCAACCCAAACAACTCCAATCACTAAAGATGACACGGTTAAACTCCAGAAACTTGGTGACTACCTTCAGTCTAAGTACACAGTCAACCCGGATGGTTCAACTAGTAACCCAGCTGTAGCGGACATGCACGAAGGGGTACAGGCAATGATAAGGAACTTCCAAGAAGGAAATACCGGGCCTGGTGTGATGAAGGAATTTGCTGACCGTATAAATAGTAGTCGATTATTGGAGGAGACTGCCAACCCGTTGGCAGAAGCGCGCAAAGCATACTCATTGGGACAGGAACCCGATCAGGCTTATGTGGACCAAATATCTCATGCTTATGGTGACGAGGCTAAGGCTACGTCAGCGCTGGCTTGGTTAAAGAAGAATGGAACGCTGGATGGGGTGAACAAGGCATTGGCTGATGGTGAGTTGGTTGATGACTCACATGCTCTATCTAAGCAGATTAGTGAGCTTAGTTTTCCATCAAACGAAGCCAACGCTGATTTTAATAAGTTACTGCAGGAGCATAACCATAGTGTGCTTGCTAACCAATTGGATGACCACCTCGCGACAGTGAGTAGTTCATCTTCTCCCGATTTACCAGTTGACTTAACTCGGTTGCAGGCCGACGTCGCTGCAACTAAGATACCCGCGATAAATCCTGATGGCACGCCCAATAAGTCATTTGGTACTAGTTTACATGAAGGCCAGATTCAAGAACAGTCTGCGCAGCGGAAGGTTGGTGGGATTTTGTATGGTTTAGCTGATAAAGGTATGCTTGACCCTCGGATTATGCCGCAGGATCATGTCGATGATCTAATTGGTAAGTTTGGGCAAATGGTTAAGGCAGCAGACATAGCCACCAATGAGGCGCCAGCGCCGGGCAGCTCCGGGCCGGTATTAGCTACAACTAAATCAGCAGCACGTATTGCCAAAAACACCGAGATGGAAAATAATCTAGCTAATGACTCTGTCTTGGGTGAGATGGGATTAGGCGGTGGGCATAAGATTGTAACCACTCGTGAGAATATTATCGACTCCATTAAGGGGATGAGGGATAACCATCAGTCAATGGCGACGTTGAACCGTGACAACGGCAATGGTACGGCTGCCAAGTTACACCAAGATCAAGCGGATAACTTTAATGGTTTGTTGCAAAAGACAATCTCAGGACTCGGTTCACAAGTTATGCAATCATACGGGAAAATGACACCAGTGGAGGCGCAGGATTTGGCATCGCAAATGGCCAAAGTTTATTCGGCATCGAAGTCTGGTGAGACATCATACCGCGACGTGGTTAAGACAAAGTCTAAACATGAAATGACGGAGAACGCCGTTATAGCTCATAACTCCCCAGAGACAATTCTTAGCAGCAAAGAGAACTTTCAGAAATGGGCGGCGGGTCAAGCTAAGACTCAAGAAGCGTCTGAGTTAGGCATGGCTGTAGGCGATAAACTAATGACACCTGTACGTAATACCGGCAAAACTTACCTTGAACACTTAGCTGAAACACTCAGCCCATCAAACTCAGTTGATAAATCTTTATTGGAGAAGTTTGATGTCGTGAAGAGTAAATCTATTCAGGGTTTATCCCAAGCAGGGATGATTCAAAGATCTAAGCTGGGGTCATTGGCAGCTATGACTAAGCCAGATTATTTGCAAGGTACTGAGGCGCAATTTGGGACACCTGCGATGACAAAGATATTTAAGGCAGCAGATGCCTCAGATGGGCTTATGTCAACTATGCGAGCTCATCCAAACTTGGCTAGAGTCTTGTTTAACGATAAGGGTGAAATTCGCACACATGCAGACATGGGTAAAATTCTTACCGGTCAAGCTGGTGCAGGGATGCCATCAAACACTGACCTCGAGGGGATGCTGCGTGGATTGCAAAGTTACAAAGGTCAAGATGGCAAGAACCCGTTAAAAGACGTACATGATTGGATGATGGACTCAGCTAAAGGCGGCTACTACAATGCCAAACAGAAAATCCTTAGCGAAGGCGGTAGTGAAAATGTAATTAAAGCCAAGCTAAACTCTTGGATGAGTCAACCTAAAGCCGTTACTCCAATGATGGCTATGGGGAATCCGGCTGACGGGTTGGCATTCAAAGATCCATTGTTTTTCTCAGAAGGTCGAGATATGCGGAAAGTAGGTGCTGAAGTTAAAGCTAAGCTAGGAAATTTAATCACCGACATACAGAAGTCTGATAGTGCCCGTTCACCGAAACAATCTGCGGAAGACATTATTACTAAAGCAAAAGAAGTTGAACCGGTGACTGGAGTAGGTAAGTCTTACATCTCTGCAAGTAATCTAACCCATAATGATCTTGACCAGAAAATTCAAGCCATGACCTCTGCAGCGATCGCGGCTACATCTGCTGGGGATAAAATGTCTCTATTGAAAAAAGCAGGTAAGGCGGGGACATATGGTACAATGCTTGGGTCGTTGATGGGTACGCATAGCATGTTGGAAAACATGGCTTATGGTTTAGGGATAAGCAAAATGGGTAAGCAAGGGATGAGTCAAACGGCTCAGAAGATCCAACGGGCGTTTTCGTCAGCAGGTGAACTAAATAAACTTAGTGAACTAAGTAAACAACGTACACTTAGTAATAAAGCTGTGGTTGGCACGACTGCGGCAGCATCAGAATTAAATAGGAGGTAAGTATGGCTAGAGATTATAGTAAAGAAAAGAGCTACAATAGCAGCCCTGAACAGAAGGCAAACCGAGCTGCCAGAGGACGGGCTCGGTATGCAATGATTAAGGCAGGGAAAGCGAAGGTTGGTGACAAGAAAGATGTGGATCATAAGAAGCCGATTGTGAAGGGGGGAGGTAACCACCCGAGTAATCTAAGGATGGTGTCTCCAAGTAAGAATCGTTCTTTTGCGAGAACTAAGAAAGCGGGGATGAAGTAACCTCTTTTAAAACAGGTGGGATTTGATAAATCTCATCTGGTGAAACATATTCCAAGTCGCCAGATTGTCCGATAAAGACCTTACCTTTCTTGAGTAGGGTTCGGATAATATCTTTCTCTGACAGCTTCATGCGGGCTTCTTCCATAACTTCAGCGCGGCCTTTATGATCAATGAAGTTCCATATGCAGCTCTTAGTTAACAATTTGCAGTATAAGTTATGGCGAATGGCGGTCTCTAAGGTTACCTCCGCGTACTTATCTCGCGTAGTCATTGTCTGCAGTGTCTTCGCCCACTCAGTTAGAAACGTAGTGATTAAACCACGTTGAATATACCTAATCCTGATTGGGGTGTTTGATGGTATATTGTTAACAGTTCGCCACATCTGGGTTGTCACATCCCTGTGACACATTGGTAGGATTTGGTTATCCAGAACTTTTTCACATGCGACTCGAATATTACTTAAGTCAGCGTCCTCATGCATGATCTCATAACTAAAGGTTAACCGGTGAATCAGTGGTAAATACTCAATCGCAGACTCTAGTGTAAACGTGTTATCGATCGCCTTCTTTTGAAGCTCTGCCAGTAAAACTAAGTTACTCCAAAATTCAATACGTTTAACTTTGTTGCGTCCGATACGTGCACAGTATTTTTTTCTTGGTTTTTTATTTGTTGCCATTGTCCACTCCTTCAAAACACACTTCATAGATAACTAACCAGGTCAGCAACAGAGCCGATATGGCTACTTCCGCAATCACTACCCACCCGAAGATTATATATAACCCCCTCAACCCGCAACCTCCTGCTACCATAAGGAGTATACAAGTCCATAACATTATTAACATCCAAACCATACCAATTTTGAATACTTTTTCAAATTCCATGATTATACCCCTGCTCTATACATTGCAAAACACAATAAAAGTAAAACGCCAATTGAACCAATGATGATGAATGGCCACGGGGATGGCTCTGTACCTGGCTGTTTTAGGTTAAGTGCTTGCTGAGCCTCCTTTAGCTGCCCTTCCAACCGTCTAACCCTTATGCATTCAAGGAGGTTATGCGAAGCTTGCTGAGAAACTAAGCATCTAATCATTCTTTTTTGACTTCTAACAAGCCTCTTAAGTACTTTAATTTTCTGCGTTGATCTAACGCAGTGAATCACATCTTCTGTTGAGGACATAATTATACTCCTTTAATTTTATCGTTAATTGTTAAATGCCACTTCTCACTGCGCGTCCCCCATCGGAGGTTGTCGAGTGTGCAGTTGGTGAAGTCTCCATCAATATAGATAACCACTTCCCCCCGTTCTGGTAGCCTCACAAAAGCTTTGAGAACTTCGCAGGCTACGAGAAGTCGTACTGGCTTGTTATCTCTAGTTGTAGATATTTTGAGTTGGTTTTGTTTACCAACTTGAACTTTAAGGGTTCGGCCTGTATAGATAGATCGAATGGTTCCGTCTGAGCTAACAGTGTAATCCATTGGGTAATCGACTAAAGGTTTGGTTTTAAGTTTAATGTTTGACATGGTTTTACCTCTTATGTTATGATATTGAATTGAACTTACCTTTCAATACCACCTAAATACGCCGTCGCCTTTACACTTCGGCGTATTTATTATTTAGCCTTGTCTGCACAAAACTTCTGCCACCGACCTACGGGATCACCGCTATAACTCGCCAGCGCACTAATAACCAAATCGACATCTCGGTTTAACCGAGATGTCGATTTGAAATGATATGCGGCTTTATCTACGTTCAAAGATAAATCCACAATGGTTTCTACTCCAAACAAATCTAACTTACCCTTTCTTTTGCTACCCCTTAACGCATTAAACGCCACGGAGTTAGCCGTCATGTCAACTCGGTGAACCGAGCCCACAAAGCTCAAGTAGAATAATAGTTCAACTAATTTTAAACTAATATCCAACATAATTAAGCGAGCGGTTGGTTCATCACTTAACCGCGTCGCGAACAGCCGCTGCATGTCGTCATTAATGACTTTGTATAACTCGGCTATACGTCGTTCCGCTGACATAATCTCGGTTATACTAGTGGTGTCTAAAACCCCAGCAGGGGCACATAAATAATACATTTTTATTTATCCTCTACAAAAAAAATCACAGGTGTCCGTTTCATAAACAAAGTCGGCGCATTTATCACTTGCGCTGTTAGTACACACTAAATCACTTAGCTCGTTTAGCATACCGTAGAAACAGTTTTTACAATTCACTCGGGCATACTCCTCTCCTAGTTCTAATGATCTCTCCTTGCTCTTCGCTTATCTCAATAGCTTGAATGTTTGTTATTGATGAGTCGTAGCCATGTTCCTCATACTTCTTCATTAACCACGTAGCTAGCCCTGTTTCGCTGGTTGGCTGATCCGTAACCAAGATAGATGTGCAGCTCATTTTGCGCACATTATCGAGAGTTATTTCACACGATAGATGGTAGTATTTTTTACCGCTCATTTTCAATCTTTCTTAAAGAATGTTTTAATATAAAATCTAAATTCACTCAGTGTTTCCATGCAGTCCGCGACCGCTGTATGACCAAAGGTTTTATTGTCCTCCACTCGCTTCGCTAATTCTGGTTGGAAGATCTGCAGCATGATGTGGATAGTGGATACGTCAATTAAACGACGGTATAATAGACTCACAACTTTTGGCATGTGAACCGACAGCCAATGTTGATCAAAGTAAACCGAGTTATTAATTAAGTACCGACGCCCTTTAGGTGCATGTGATTTAATGAACTCCTCAATCATTAACTGGGCTGCGTCTAATGATAGGATGCTCTCGGTGCATCTTTCCCATAACCCGCTCTTGTGGTGCATATCCGTAACGAATTTATCACATAGCCCTGCTAAAGTTGACTCGGGGACATTAATATCCACTTCCATTGCGTCGATTACGTTAAAACGTTCATCTAAGGCGATTACGCCAACACTAAGTAAGGCACCAAAATGGGGGTCGATGCCTGTGGTTTCTACGTCAATAATAAAGAATGATTTTTGCATGTTATTTCCTATGAAACAAAGCAGGATAGTCTGCTTTTGAGATTAAAAAGAAAGGCCACAACGGCCAATCCTATTGTAGACCTTGTTGGGTCACAGTCATGCGGACATTGCTGCCTACATCGATAGAGTTAATAACCACTTTTAACGCACAAGTGGTTTCTGATAAACTGAAGTCCTGACTATTGGTGATTCCTGACATTTCTGGAACAGGTAACCAGATATCATCTGCCGCAGCTTGATCTTGGTTTATATAAGTAAACACATTAAACGCAGTTTGATACACGGAGTAATTGGCTACTCCGCTAACCGCAGTTTGTAGTGACATTGAAAATTGTGGACGGTTAACGTCCAGAGGGATAACTTTAACCCCTGCGGCGGTAAATGTGTAGACTGGTGACTTCACGGGGTGACCTCCTTAATTAGTTCGTCGGATACGTTGTTAGTAAAACCATCGGTATTATACACTTTTGACGTGAGTATCGGTGGTAATCTTCGCCATGTCCCAATGGCTGGATTATCCTGTAGACTGGATTTTTGTTCATAATAGTACACATTCCCATCGTCACCAATACCGGTGAACACCTTGGTTAGACCTGTGGGGGTGTTGGTCAAGGCGACTGCGATAGATGTAAGCTTGACTGTGAGTGTTGTCATGTTGTTCCTTTCTCTTTCATGAAACCCGTGGGTATTTCCACGAGCCCCTTGATATTTTCCATTTCTAGGTTTTCTCTCCAAGATATCTCCCGCGACATGACTTCCAACGCATTTTTAAGGTTCAGGATTACTCCGCTGGTGGGCTGCCATGCAATTAATTTGTCCCACCCACTGTAACGATGACACATGTCTTTGGAAAAGACACTGTATTCGCCGAATGGGTTGACGCAGATACAATAGATAAATTGAC